TTGAAGTCCATAGACTCAGCGTGACGCATAAAGAGAATCTTCCTATCTTCCTTGCCTAGTTTCCAGTAGGCGTAGTCAATCTCAATCATCATAGCAACCAAGTTGCCACCCTCAGCGGGAGCCGACGGGCGACCAACCCTACCCAGGTTTAACTTATGTGCCGTGTTGTATTCACTTCTTAAGACAGAAGGAAGCAAGGCTTCCACTACTTCTGGTGCGTAGTAATACAGGTCAGATGTATCGTATCCGATTGTCTTAGCCTTCCATTTCTGACAGTAATCTAGAGCCTGGTTCCTGAGGCTACGATAGATTAAATTCTTAGCGTCCTTCTCACCGATTGCTTCCCATTCTTTTAGTTTGTTTGGGTGCTCCGAGAACCACAACCATAGCGCCTGTCTTAAGTCTTCAATCTCAACCATATCAAACTTACGAGAGTATTCAAGAGCAACAGTATCTACTACATAATCCCACTTCTTTATCTCGTCCCAGTTCATAGTAGTTTCGTTCCCCAATTTATGTCGAGCAGTCCTATCTTCTTCACTCGGTTGTTGTTGTTAGCAAATTCAGTAGTGATTGGCAACCATTTATCTTGCCACTTCATATCTAGTTCGGACTTAAGAATGGAATCAAGGTCAAAAAAATATACTCCTTGCGGAGTGTAATTTATGTAGCAAGGTATGAATGATAACTTGCCTGCCTCGGTCATAAGGAAGTCATACTTATACTTCTCAATAATCAATTCATCATAGTGAGTCTTTCGTGACTTAAGTTCTATAAATAATTTCTTCTCATCCGACTGGCAATCGAACCCGTCGAACTCAGACTCTGACCTTGTAAGGTCGGGGAAATGATTGGTCTTTAGCCAATCAAAGAGTTGTTGTTCGTTCATATATTCCTATTCACTTTAACCTCAGCCAATAGATTCTCTATTGTAATGAGATTACCTTTGGATTTATTGGGTGGTATTTCGCAGGTAATTTCTCTTCCGTATTTATTTACAGCCAACCTTAATATGTTGGTTGGAATAATAAAGACAGATTCTTCTAGTACAAATGCCCAGTGTGATGCCTCTGTAACCGACAGACCTGAAGGTTCCCAAGATTGAGAGGATTGATACCAGCACATCAGTTCTATATACACGTTGTTGGTTTCGTGCCAACGTCTATCACGCTTGACCTCAACAGTTTTTCCGCCATTGAGTAACTCTTCAACAAGACTTTCTCCAGCCCTGCCAAATGAAAAGTCTAAATCAAATGCGGAGTTCTTCACTTGTTCCACTTATTTCTTAAGACTAAAAGACCTATGATTGCGTAGTTCGCCATATCTTTGAACGAGTCTTCGAGTGATTCGTATTGTGGATTTGACACTTGCTTGTCGACGAGGTTGTTAATCCTTGCCAACTTGTCGTGCATACGTACTCGCAGTCCATTGATAGGTCCACCTGGCGATTCTGAAATGTTCTTCGGACCGTAATCAATATGTTTCTTAAGAAGTAATCCTTGGAGTTCATTGAAAGTATCCTCTACGTTTTTGATGAAAGAAGAGGGATTGTTAGGGTGACCGTAAGCATCCCGCCCTGAGACTTCAGTGACGTAATCTTGTAGCCCAAATTTTCTAGATGGGTTGTAATCTGCCATATCTCTTCACGCTCTGCTTTCGTTGTCATCAGGTCCCTTTTCATTCAATAGATTATTTAAGGAGTCATCGAACCTTAACATCTCGTTCTGTACCACAACGTCCTCAATCATCTCTTCAAGACCAGGGAACCCAGCCTCTGCAGCGAATAGTGTAACATATGTGGATTGTGATATTTGTCTGATTTCCTCTGGTTTGTCTGCTCTTTCATAAAGAAATCTTAGTAGTGAACCAACCATTAACTTGACCCCATTGGGCAAGACTATTGATGGGTCAAACTCTTCGTCATCTTCTTCAATAAGATGGTCGACATAATCAAACGCATTGTCAAAGGATTCACCACAAGAATCACAGTAGTTGCCTATGTCCTCATCCATTACTCACCTTTGATAGTAGGAAATCTTTTCCTTCTGATACATAAATAGAATTAACATCTTCCCCATCAGGTAGATTCACTATTGTCACCGGCAGTTCTCGGGCTAGACTTGAGGCAAACTCCCTACCAGGAGAGTCCCCATCTGCAAAGACATAGACTCTCTCAAAGTCTGCAAGCAATCGGGTGTAGTGTTTCTTCCAAGAGTTAGCACCTGGCACGCCGACACAAGGTATGCCGACACAAGAAGATAAAGTCAGGGTATCAAGTTCCCCTTCGCATACAGCAATCCAGTCCCCTGCTCGCTCTACATCTAAAACGTTATACATCTTGGTATCGGCTCCCGTAAGTCCCATATACTTAGGCTCTACAGCAGGATTAAGAGAACGGAAACGAAGGTCAACGACACCAGACTTAGTAATATACGGAATAGAAAGTCTTCCTTGGTATATTTCGTGCCCAATTTCAGGTGCCTCTACTACGCCTAATCGCGCCAGACGTGCTACTTCTAGAGGTATTCCTCTTTGCCTTAGGTAATCTTCCGCCAGATGAATACTTTCCGCGTACCTCTCCGTTGCTTTCCCCAGTAATTCTTTCTGCGATGCGCTTTGCTTCATTGATATTTACATTCTCCTGTCCTGCGATTATTTGTAGACTGTTTCCCTGCACGCCACAGGCGAAACAGATAAAGATATTCTTGTCGAGGTTGGCTGTTCCACTCTGATGAGTGTCCGAATGGAACGGACATCTGAGATTAACCTGCCCGTGATTGCTTCGTAAGTTCGCACCGTAGTGACGGAGAATGTCTCCGATACTTGGTAAGTCTCCACCTACTGCCTCTCTTCGAGCCATTGTCTTAAGTCCTGAATAACCCACGCTCTATCAACTCCGTGATTCCTACGCTTGACTATAACAAATGATGGCGGAGTATAAGACATTCCACGCGCCTTCGCATAGTTGTCTGCCTCCACCTGTGCCTCTTCCCAAAACTCAGGAAGGTCTAACTTCTTTCTATTCTTAAGTTCTAAAATGTAGGTCTGACCTGCGATTATGGTAACGAGGTCCCCTTCATCCTTGGCTCCTGCCTTGGTTAACCGCTCGGCTATCACACCTTTAGACCTCAGCCATTTCATAACGTCGGTCTCAAACTGTGCGCCCTTGCGCCCATTAGGGTTAGCCATTAAGAAGCACTCTTATCTTTCATTAGTATTCTTATTGCCCAATCAAGTCCGTCGTGTACGCCTTGCGTATATTCATCTTTGATAGGCACCTTAGCCTCATCAATCTTCTTTATGAACTTTGCCACCTGGTTCTTTACTTCTGCATACGCTATTTCTTTTGCGTGTATTTCTAAGTAATCGTCGTCCATTGTTCTTCCTATGCTGACTCGGGGATGTCTTCTATATACATAAACTCAGGATTGAACGCTAGCCACGCCGTGAGATTCGCGTTAGCATCCGCTCGACCATACCTGTTTTTGACTGGTGCAACTGCCATAGCAGTTCCGACAACTCCGAGAGTGCAGATAAGCGCAGGGAGTTGAGCCACCTTTCCTTGGAGTGCCGACCTTGGCTGGCAAGGTTTGCCTTCCATAGCCTCCGATGTATGATGTAATACGATAATCGCAGTATTAGTCGCTCTAGCAAGGAACTTCAACTCCTTCATAATCGCTCTCATTGAGGCGAACTCTTCGCCCCCATCAGTTGCTATGTCCATAAGGTTATCAACAAAGATAGCGACAGGCGGGCAACCCCATAGTTCTTCAAAGGCTTGCACTTCTTCGTCGATATCTTGCAGGCTAGGACTAGATTCAAATGACCAGACAATATGACTGCCTCGGGCAAGTGTTGCTTTAGTCCAGCCTAAATCATTCTGTAATAGATACTCAACATCAGTCTGATTCTTACCGCTAATCATTGACGCTAGGCGCATAGCCATAGTATGTGCGTTGGTATCTGCTGAGATATAAAGCGTAGGCACTTTCATCTTAAGTGCTAATGCCAGGGCTAGTGTTGACTTACCTACACCTGGAGTTCCTGCAAGCATAGATACTTCTGCTCTGCGGAAAATAATCTTGTTGCTCTCAAAAGATTTGAATATGTGTGGTAATGGTTCACCACCGATATCGCCTCTGCCGATGCTTCTTGCTAAAGTTTTCATTCTGCTCCTGTCTTAAGTTAGAACCACCCACCGCTTCCCCTTCGGCAGGTGGCTCTGTGATTTGTCCAGTCAGTAGTTAATTAACTGGTTTGCACTGGTCCACACCCTGCGGTTGAGGGCAAGACCAGAACGCGTATGGTTGTCCTGTCTTCTTACTTATGCCACTTCGGAATATTCGCGCTCCGTGAATACAGGTAGGGGATGCTGTTTTTGCCTGGTCTGGAAC